TAATTTTAAATAAATTGATTTATATTTAAAATTAAGAGTATATAGTATACAATCATGTCGCAAAGCGCTAGTTATAGTCCTGTAGTTTCGAAAATCTTTCGCTCAAGAGCGATTATATTAGACCAATTAAGTGAGAAAAGAGGATTTGATATTACCGATTACAAAGATTTCAGTGTAACTGAAATTTACAACTTATGGAAAAATGATCAATTAGATATGTTACTGACAAATTCTGAAACAGGAAAAAAGGTGTTTATTAAATATCATATGAGTGGAAAAATTAAATCCAATGGAGCTCAAATTTATGATTATATTGATGATTTGTTTGATCTTGAACAAATTTTAGATTCGAATGATGAACTTATTATTGTTCAACAATATAAGGTAAATGATGGACTTAAATCTATTATTAGTCAAGTATACACCAATGACAAAAAATTTATAAATATTTATAATTTGAATGACTATTTATTTAATGTTTTGAAACATACCGATGTACCCGACCACACTGTTTTGTCAGAAGAAGATAAAGATAAAATCAAGAAAAAATACTATATTACAGATGACAAACAATTCCCGGAGATATCTCGTTTTGATCCAGTGGCACAGGCTATTGGTATGAGACCTAAGCAAGTAGTGGAAATTATTAGACCATCGCCAACTGCAATTACTGCTAAATATTATAGATTATGTTATTGATTTAATATAATTATATTATAAGATGGAAACTAGCGCGATTGCAATTAATCAATTTGAGAATACATTATGGTCATTGAAGAATAAATTTTTAATTTCAATTGATAATTATAGAGAAGAACTGAAGCAACAATATTTAGAAGGTAATAAAAATACAAGTGGTTCGAGCCAAAATCAATTAAATGATACTTGGGCAAAAACTTTTAATTTATATAGTCAGGTAAATTCAAATATTATACAAAATAATAAAACAATTGAAAGTTTAGATGAATACTTAGATTTATTAAAAGCGGAAGTGGATATTGAAAACACCTTGTTAAATCAAACTATCGGTACGCAACAAGCAGCGGTACCTAGAGAAAAATATATTAGAAAAACCTCGCGAGATAATTATATGATGGCAGCTTATTACGTAGCTGCTGTTTTGGGAACAAGTGTTATTATATATAGACATTTTCAAAAATAAACTAATTTATAAAAATACATTTTCTATCATTACATTATAAGACATGACAGATTTTTTATCGAAACTTTTTTCAACTCAAAAAACGGTAGATAATAATTTAGGAGGGGCTTCTTTAATGCAAGGTGCTAGATTTAATAAAATGCAGAGTGCAATTGAAAATCCTGTTTATTCGCATTTAGCTTTAATGGAACAAACAACCGGCGCCGGGTTGGGATCAATTAAAGAACCTTTAGAAAATAATAGCCAACTTCCAAGTTTAGATAATAAGGAACTTAAAGTATTGTCTAAAATGGAACGTAAATATGAAGCATTAATTAAAGAATTACAAACGGCGCAAAGACATTCACATGCTCAAAAAATGAATTCACCCAAATTTAAAGAACTACAAAGCAAAATAAAAAAACTTAATTCGCAGATAATGCGACAAGCTAATATATTAGTAAAACAAACATATAGTACTAATAATACAAACACTCAATTGAATAAATACAGAGGTGTTCAGAGATCTGATTTAAAGCAAAAATTAGATATGATAATGAAAAGAAAGCAGAGTTATGATGGCTTAATTGGTCAAACTAATAGTTTAGTTGGTCAACAAGAAGATAGACAAAATGAGTTGGACGCAGCTTATTTACATTACATAGTTTGGTTTATCGCAGCTACTACTTTAGGTGTTTTAACGGTTCATCAACTAAGTAAATAAATATATTACTTTTTTATCTATAATATATAGATAAAAATGAGTTACACATCAATTATGAATGATGGTTTTAATATGAAAAGAAATATCGATAATCAATCTTTAATATCAGATCCGGAATTAAAACAAGGTCAGGCTTTATTAAGACGTAGAAGTAAAATGAAAAAAAGTGTTCGTGTGCGTAGTAAGGAGTTAATGAAAGAAGGCTTTGCAAATATGACAGGTTCAACTTTTCAACAAGCGGTAGTTAATCAGAATGACAAAGAAATTCAAGAATTAATAGGAATGCAACAATCTTATGATAAAACCATGCAGAGTTGGCAAAGACAAAAAGATAAAGTTATAACAGAGATTAAAAATAAACCGAAAGAATATCAGGATTGTGTAGAGCATTGTAGAGCAACAAAAGCAGGTGATGCTTTAAATGCGTGTCTTTATGGTTGTGGAATTGGTAAATTTGCATCAGCGTCAACTACATATAGAGGTAATAAACCACCACCACCAGCGCCTCTTCCGTTTTGGGCGGTCTTCTTAGATGCAATGGAAGTTCTAGCGGCTGCGGCGGCGGCTGTTGCGATTGGATTAGCTTTTGCCAGTGGCGTTGGAGAACTAGGATTAGGTTTTGGAACATTGGCTTTTGGGCCTTTAGGTGCAGGATTTGGTATTGGAGCAGGTACCGCAGCGGGATTTGGAGGTATTGGAGGTATTGGAGCATTGGGGGTAGGAGCATTGGGGGCGGGGTTGTCAGCGGAGGCAGTTGCGCTTACCGTAGGTGGTATTGTCTATGGCAGTGCTTTCATAGCAGCTCTCTATGAAGCTTTAAAAAACGCTCCTCCGGGCGAACCTCCGGCTAAAACAATTATGAATGCAACTATAAAAAGGCTGGGAACACTAAAAAAACCCGAAACTGTTGGTGATGTAATTGCTATGATGGCTCTTATAAAATTTACAAAAGGAGGGGAATCTGGTCCAGAAGCACTGCAGTCAGCAGTTGACAATTTAAATAATTCCAAATATGCAAAATACTCGGGTGCTGATCTAAATGCTGCAGAATTAGAAACTTTCAAACTGGGAAAAATGAATGCACTTGAATATTATGAAAAGTTAATTGGCAAATTTGGTTTCACTACACCATTCGATGATTTAAATCAAGTTGTCAAATATTATTATCTTCTTTTTCTAGCACAAACAAAACAAGGCATGGAACATTTAGCAACTACTACTCCACCACCAGGAGTAGTCAATGGAAAATTAAGTCAATACAAAAGCAGTACAAAAGAAGGGTTTTCAAATAATTTACAAAAATATTCTGTTGGTAGTGTTACTTCAGACGGACAGGTCATAACAAATCGTGATGATTTTTTGGGAATACCCCTTGATCCTGCACAAATGGGATCATACGGTCCGGTTGGTTGGGGGAAAAATAGAGTTGACAGCAAACAGAAAGCTCCAAAAGGAGCGGGTGAGGAAATAGTTAATGATACCGATCTAAAAACAAGAAAGGCTATTAATAATTTATTAGGCAGTGATCCGGTAGCATCAACTGTACGTACAGGAACTTGGGGACAAACAAAATCTCAGTCAAAAGATGCCGCACAAACATTGGATCAAATGATTGCAGTTAACCCTGACGGAGTAAGAACATTATTAGCATCAACGACTAATATATTTAAATCATTACATGATGAATTAGGAAACGATCCTTTAGTAATACAAATGATTAGTGCAGATAGTTCTCCAGAAACCATTGATGGAAATCTTAAAAAATTAGAACAACAATGGGCTAAAATATTTAAAACAGGATGCGCTATGGGTATAGCGGATCCAAATTATAAACCAGGTAGTAATGTTACCGCTTCTAAATCCTTCGCAGGTCATAAACAATATTGTAAGAGTTTTACCAATACCAAACAAGGGAGGTCTGGGTTTTATGGACAAAATTATGTTGTTGGAAAAGATGGAAATGTTGGTTTATTGGATGATAATAGTTTAATAGGCACGACGATAGATTTAAACAACCAAATAAATATAGGCACGGCGGATGATAAAAAAAATGGTAGATATGGATGTGATATTGAAATTAAACCAAATCAACCTGGTTATTGTGAGTGCATTGATGGTACCAAGATTTATATGGATAGTGACCACCCAAGTGTATCTTGTAATGATCTATGCTATCCTAAAAATATAATAGAGTCTGGGAATAAACAATCATTTTTTCACAATCCCAATGCTTGGGTACCAGGTTTAAAACCAAAACCGCGTCCAAAGAAGGGTGTAAAAGCATTTAATCAATGGAAAGATCCGGGGAATGGCGATACCCCATGGCTACAATGTGGAGAAGATGGAGGCGAACCAGATAATTGTCCGAATGGAATGGTTCAATTTGGAGATGTAACTCCAAACAAAGCATCGTGCAAAACATACAATGCAGATCCATGGTTCGAATTTTGGACGTCGAAAGAGGAACCTAATTTAGGTAGAAAATGTGTTTTGCCTCTTCCGCCAGGTGGAGAATTGCCAAAAACAGTACTCAAAACAGTTGGCAATGGTTTAGGTTTACAAATACCAAAAGGATATACGAAACTACCCAGTCCTAGTGAACTAGTGGATGAATGTAAAAATGTACCATATGCAAATTTATATATTGATATTTTGAAATTTATGGTACTTAATAAAGTTATGAGTTTTAAAACAAAAGTTATGGGAGATATTGTAACGAAAACAAATACTGAAATAAATAAAACAAAACTAGAACAATCGGCCGTGGGTAGAAAGTTATTAAGAGATATGCAAAAATATAAAAAGGTATATGATCAGTATCAAATAACAGAAAAAAAACGAAATCAATTAATGGGTATGTATGAAGATGTCAATTTTAAATCGCAGAGTGCTAATATTAGTTATTATATTTGGTTTATTTTAGCAATTTCTGGAATGTTTCTTGTAATTAAAAAGTTAAAATCCAGTAATTAATATAATTTTTTATGATATCATATTATATATAATATGAGATCACCGAAAACCTGTCCAACCCAAAATGGCAAACATTTCTACACATATGACAAAAAACAGAATCTATGCATCCATCCTGCCATGCAGTGCAGTTTAGGAACCGAATCAGTTAAATATCGGGGACAATCAGTGGGAACCTGTTATGATAATTCAGGCAATGTTAATCCGAAAAAGGATCCTAATAAAAAAAACCCAGATCCAAATTCCACAAATCAAAATAAGAAAAAAAATACTCTTGCTGGTCAATGCGCTTCTTTGATGCCATTCGGGGGCGATTCTAAGGGCAAGCCAAAAATTATTCAAGATATAGAAGAGTTACAAAAACAAGAAGTCAATATATTAAATGAAATGAAAAAGGATACAGATATGAGTACTGGTAAGATTAAAAATCAGTCACAAATGGATGCTTTAATGACACAATTGAAATCTGTACAAGATGCTCGTATTAGATTACTGCAGCAATTATCATATGTTTCATCAACCACGCAATGCACTTTATCAGGGGATAGAACTGCCTTACAAGATCAGATTGCAATGTTAATGGTGGCAGAGGACCAACTTAAAAATATCGAAAAACAGACACAAGATCTTATTAATTCAAGAACAAATAAACACAGAATGGTTGAAATTACTAATTATGAATATAATCGATTTTCTTCACATGCCAGTATTTTTAAAACAATCGCATTTTGCAGTTTATTTATTTTAGGAGGCGTATATCTTAATGGAATTGGATGGAATACTGTTGGAAATAGTCTTATTGTTTTATCAATAGCAGTCGCAGTATTTTTGACTATTAAACGTATTTGGTGGAACTATTACAGAAATCCAATGAATTGGAACCAATTTGAATGGTCCGAAAAAACACCAGGTGGTCATCAACCTAGTGTATGGGAAGTAGATAAGAAATTCTTTGACCGTGGTTATAAGCAAGCTAAGAGTGAATTTCACCGTGCAGAAAAAGATGCAAGTAAAGCATACGATAAAGTTAAAAAGGATGTAGGCAAAGCATATAAGGATGTAGATAAAGCATACAAGGGAGTTACAAAAGATTTTAATAAAGATTTAACAGCTGCATCAGCGGCATACGGTAAGAAAAAGGGAATTGCAGCAACTGAAAGCTTTGCACCATATAATTAAATATTTTGATAACACACCAAAATATTTATTAATTTCTATATATTATACAACTGATATGTCAGATAAACCTAAAATTACCAAAGCAGATATGAATAAAATACTTAATTGTCAAGATCAATTACAATCTACTTTAGCAGGTCTTGTCAATGCCACAAAAAAATTTCAAGATGCGAGTGATAAAATAGAAAAAAAAGCAGCTGGATTACCGATGGCAAATAGGGGATCAGATTATTATCAAAAAAATCATGATAAGAAAGCTTTAAATGCAGCTAATTTAACAATTGATAAAATTACAAAAGATTATACAGTAGATATAGCATCAATCGATAAAAATATTGGTGTGCTAAGATCGCAGGCAATATATCAAAAAAGAATTAAGGATTTAATTGACTATTATAAAAAAAATATTTCATCTGATCAAAAACAAATCGCAGATGAAAAAAGTAAAAGAGCAGTTGCTAATAGGATGAGTACATTTTATAATGATAACAGCGATGCTTCGAAAACTGTTAAAAAATATACAAGTTATATCTATTGGGGTATATTTATTTTAGCTCTTATAATGCTAATTTATAATAGTATTCGTGGTGGAATCAGTTTGACAGCTATAACTGCTCCTATTACTGGTTTAGTCGCATCAACCCTTGATACCACCGAAACGGTTAAACAATCTGACAAAAAACCTGGTAAAGTTAAAAATCCTCTGTCTAAAGATCAAATGGCAAAAATAACAGGTGGTCCCAATAAGAAAGCAAAACAAAGTAGTGTATTTGCCACGAGTGGATTTGTGGGTGGTAATAAATATTCAGTGCAACCATGGTTTAGTATTGTAGTGACTTTTGCGACATTACCACTTATTATTGAATATATATTGAAACCACTTCAACCCTATTTTATTGAGTTCACGTTGCCAAGAGTAGGTAATTAGATTTTTATATAATAATTCTAATTACTTCTATAAAGCATTTTGTAGAGTAAAAATACAAATAACCCTCCTACAGTAGCAGTATACAAATCGGCTAAAGGTCGTCTTTTTGAAAATGTCGATACAATTAAATCACGTGATTTTCCCATCTTTATATTTGCATTAACAAAAGATTCTTTTGTTTCACAACTATCGCCGGTAATAGGATTTTTTCCATTGACAAAAGCGCACGGATTCATATTCTTGATTTCGCTATTTACAACAAATCCGCTACCAGTACCATCTTTATTACTTGCATCAACTGTTTTCATATGAATATTAGTACAGTTAGGCGTGCTTCCACTCATAAAGGCTCCGAATAATTGTACAGGATTCAATGTCATTACATCATTTAATAAACCAGGGATTAATCCGTTGAATGCACTATCGCCCATTCCCATTTTTTTTAAAGCTGGCGCGCCACCATCTGGTACATTATCAATGTAAAGGGACCTAGTGACAGAATTTCCTTGTGAATCTTGGCATTTTCCACCAGTACTTAAAAAATATCTATCTCCTAAATTTTGTCCTCCGGTTTTAAGAGCTGGACCACCACCTTCTGTTAAAACTGTCATGTAATTCATTAGACCGGATACGTTATCCGCCAAATCATCCAAAGACCCACCTCCATTCATTCCCATTTCTGTTGGTGATTTAATCCATTTACTATATACATAATTTGGACCAGTAAACTTTTCACCTAAGGATGACGGATCTGATGCTGCTTTATTAAAAAATGAACTTCCAGTAGTTGTCATTATTATATAATAAGTATATTAAAATATACATATAATATACATTATGGCAGAGTGCAGAATTTGCTTTGAAGATGGTGTGGAAGAACAACTAATAAGTCCGTGTTCTTGTGATGGAAGTTCAAAATGGATACACGAATCTTGCTTACAAAAATGGAGAATACAAACAATCGGACGGGATAGCGCACTAAGATGTGAAATATGTAGAACCCATTATTTAATAGAACGTATTCATCCATTGGAAACATATAAGGTATATGATGGATTTGGCATTTGCGGCGAATTATCAATTGGAGCTCTTTTGGGATGGGTTTTAGGTGGATTTTTATGGACATTCGATAGTGTTACAAAATTTGCAAGTATAAAAGTTTTTCAATTAGAATCACTTCATTTATTTTATGTAATTAAAAATAACGAATGGCTCGCGTGGTCTTATTATCAAGGATTATGTGCTTTTTCATGGTCAAGTATCGCATTTTTAGTTTTGTTGATTAAAATACACTTGAATATTAAAAGAAAATCAGTTTATTATTATAGAATATTTCCTAAATTAATATGGTCAGGTTTTATAGTTATTAGCTTTTTATTTATCCTGATGATTGCAAAACTATCCAGAGATGTTACAGTAATTGCATATTGGGGACCAATAACTTCTATGATACAAGTCCATAATTTGTTTTTCTATAGTCGATGTCATAATCGAAATATCAAAAAAATGAATGTGCGAAATATAGGTGAACGTATACTATCATTTCAAAATAATCCTTTAAATTATATTGAAGCGAGAAGATTTGAAATTGAAGATGCTGTTTAGGATACTGTTTAGGGTGGAGAAAAATTTGTAGAAAAATTGGTAGCATTTTTCTTTTGATTTTTTAACTGCGTGGCTTTTGATTTGGCAGCGTCGGCATGAGAATTGTTACCTTTCGTGGCACAATCTACTTTTTTTTCTAAATCATCTAGTTGATTATTCAAGTCTGTATCTGTTTTCTTTAAAGAGTTTATTTTTTTTTTATTTGCATTAATACTTGAATTTAAAGTAGATATCGCCTTTTCTCTTTCTTTTTGGTCTTCTTTCTGCTGTACTTCTTCTTTTTGTTCGGCCTGTGCCTTTTCTTTTTTATTGGTTAATCCTTCCTGCGATGAATTAAAAAAGTACCTCAATATCAAAACAGTAAATATAAAAGATATAAAAATACATATGTAAAAATTCATTATATATGTATTCCTTATTTTTTCTTTGGTAAATCTTTTTTTGTGTTTTTGATATTCGCATTAATATCTGATATAATATCATCTAATGCTCCCAATGTAGTAGCATGGGTAATTGTATCTGCTTGTAGTTTATTTAATGTTTTTTGATTTTGAAATCCTTCACAATCGGGTGCTTTAGGTTTTAAACTTAGAGACTGAATAGACGAATGGGTATTAGCTGTGTTGTTCATATCTTTTGAAGTTCCTGCAGACTTCAGTTTTTCTAGTAGTTGTTTACTTCGATTTAGTGTTTTATTTAGTTTTTTTTTTAATTCAGTAATCGAATGACCCATTCCTCCTATTGTACCTGCTAAAGAATTAATATTTTTTCCTGTTAACCCTTCTATTGATTTTAAACAATGTTCAAATATATGATTTATTAACAAAAATCCAAAAATAATAATTAAAATGTATATTATAATACTCATTATATATCACTCCTATTTTTTCTTTTGTTAATATAAATGGCAAGTTTTAAAATGATAAATAGTCGAACAAAAATATATAATTCGGATGGATCTAGAATTTATAACACATTTAATAGTACAGGTTTAGTAAATAAATACGAAAATCATAATTCTCGGTTTGATTCCCGTAATAAAGGACGTAAATCTGATTTAGTAGATTCAAATGGTAACAAATTAAACAGTTGTTCTTGTACTATT